CAAACGTTGTTCCAGCAAGAATCCCAGAGGGAAGTATCAAAACTAATGTAAAAACCCCTTATCTTTTTGCTTCTGGTGTTGGTGACATCAGGTTCTATGATCCTTCTATGGCTCAGTATCATCACGCATGTGGGGGCTTTATAAGCCCACTGGACAATTTAGAATACTCTTATGATACAGCTAATGTTGGATGTGAACAGCCCATTAAACACCAAGGCGATTTACGCGCCCAGTGGTATGAATGGTGTCAAGACTTACTTCAACAGTTCCACAGGGTTCCAAGAAATATACCAGTTGCTTATGGACTATTGCCCGGTTTAACAGAACCCCTTTGCGATAAGGGCCAACCTTGTTATAAAGATCCAAAGACATGCCACTGGTCTGCCAAAAATCAAGACGTTCCACCAGTTCCATTGCTATCAGTTGGTGAACAGTCACCGTCGTTTACTGCTATCATACCAGCGACAGAAGATCAAATCTCTATTATTAAACAAGTTGTGGGACAAGAGCCAGATCCAACACAAAACACATTAAGACTTAGCACTAACTATTCAAACAGTGTTTTTAATTGGGATGCAGTAGCTGGCTCAACTGAATATAGCGGTAATTATATAGGAGAGCCAACGCTTAATTACGGAGACGAATTGTGGACGGATGGTGGAGAATTCTTCAAACCAGAAGATACAGACAGGGCATTTATTTTACAAGGCAAGAACTCAAAGTTTGTTGACGATGTTATCGAGAATGTTTTAGCTTCTGAGTTTACAAATGTTGTTGCCGAAGAGAAATTCTCAGAAGAGAACACTTCATCAATTGTACTTATTTCCTGTGTAACCTCTGAGTCTCAAGAAGTGTTGTTTACAGGCGATGATGATGCTATTTTATTCTACCGCAATTTGCTAACAAAGAATAGTCAAGAATTTGATTCTGATACTATTGACTTTGCGGCAGATGATATCAACGTAGCACAGCTTGGAGGCTGGACAAATAGATCTTCTTTTGTTGACGGTTATCACGACAGCTTTATCTACAAGAAAAATTCTGCTGGTTCTGAAGATGGCTTAATAGCTACAAATAGCTTGTTCTATCACATTCAGAACATAGACTTAGATATCACTTCAGATGAATTATTAAATGGTCGTGCAGGAAAGTCATATTCAAATTACGATGTCTGCTGGATTGCAAACACTAAGCATCTACCAAGTGACACAGAACTAGAGCAATTAAAGACATGGCTAAGAAAGGGCAACAAGAAACTTATTATTACTTACGCACACGATTCAGAACTAAGTAATATTAATGAAAAAATTCCATCTCAAATAGTTGCTGATCAAACATCTAAGCTTTGTGAAAAGCTAGGATTGTCTATGAAGCCTCTATATTTAAATGGTGCTGGAAAATATGCAGAGCTTGGTCGTGATAGTTATACTCCAGACGGCGTAAATAGAAATACTATTTTTCCACCAGATTTTAACCAGAATACATACCATTCGTTTATTACTAATTCAGAGAAATTACAAAACTTTAAGTTTTATTCTGAAAAACCAAAAGTGTTTCAAAGACCAGATTTTTCAACCTTTAAAGAAACTCTCATCATACCAATTGAGCTAAACGGAGCAACTAGGGTTGCCTCGATCATTGGAGAGTTCTTTACAGCCTATGGCGACAATAGTGTAAGAGATATAAACAGAACAAATATAAATTACCATTATAATAATTCTGGGTTTGCTAAAGTCTCCTTTGAGCTACCAACACAAGATTCTGGATACTTTATTAAAACTGGATGGTATGTACAAAGCCCAATCGAGTCTGACTCTACTATATCAATTTACGCTAAGAATCTAAATAAAATTTATCGTGGACAAAAAGATCCCGTAACTGGTGAACTCATTGAGCCAAATAAAATTACTGCATATGGGCAGAGTGATATTAACTCTGAATATACAGAAATATTTACAGAAGAGATCGGAGAGATAGTTAAGAAAAAACTTACAACATCCTATGCCGAAATTAATCTTGGTCCTTTTTATCCTTGGTCAAATCAAGTTGATATTTACATTACATCAAATGATACCAAACTTTTACCACTAAATGAATCAGACTCATTACCATATACTGCAAAGATGGCTTTTGCTTCTGGCTATGCTGTTCCAATTATAGAAGTTAAGGGTTTTAAGGATGTGTTTGAAGACGTGCAGGTTGTTATACCCGGAACTCCAGAGCAAGAAATTATAATTCAACCACCCCTACGAGAACTTGGGTCTAATCATTACAAGTATTGTCCAGATCAAACTGCCGATGGCTGCTTAGACGATTTCGATGTTGCTCTAAATTATAGAGGTGGTAAGCCACAGAGTGGATGGCAAGCTCAGTATTTATCTGGCAATGAAATTAAGACTATAGATGGCCCAGTGGTTGTAGCTCAAGAAATAGAAATTTTCTCACCGTTCTTGGCTGGTTTTAACAGGTCTAGAATTACTGTTATCAGTGACGCCAGCATGTTACAAGGTAGCGGAATACTTGATGAAAATGGAGTATATAGTCCTAGACTATCTGAGTTTGTGTCATCACTATACCCGACTACAGACTTTAGCTCTGTGCTTAATAATGGCAAGGTTTACTCAATAAGAAATAAGATTATTTCTCCAGAAAGAGGAAGTCCATATAAGTGGTATAGTGCTGCTGGTCATGCTGGTTTGATTTCTAGGTTCAATCCAAATAATAACAATGTTACTAGATTGCCAATGAGTGACTTTGTTGGAAATGAATCTGAATATGATCCAGAATATGTACATAGACCAAAGTATGTCTGGGAGTGTGAAGACGCCCCACCAATTGAAGACACAGAAAAAGTAAAGCAGCAAATGATAAACATTTTTGCTAGCGGTTTACATGAAAATTTCTCAAGTCAATTTAGTGGAATTATTGATGGTATTCCGTATGGCGATAATCTTTCGCTTTATAAAGCAAAGGGATACGACTTCTTAGATTTTGAACAATTCCCAGAAGGATATCCCGGCGATCTATTTGGCTATAGCGTTAAACTACAAGGTAATAGATTGTTTGTTGGCGCTCCATTTAGTGCTTATCACCAAGAAAGCGGAATTGTAAAATGGGATCAAATTTCTAATACAGTGCAGTATGAAACTCCTTCCGGGGTTACACTAAGTGCGTTTGGTGGAGCGGGTGCTGTCTATCTATTTGAAAACAATAATAATGGTGTTAGCCCAATTAGAGAACAGGCCACTGCTTGGCAGTACATCAGGAAGTTCAGACCAGACAGTATTAATGTTGGTCAGGATTACACAGACGTAAATGTGTGCAATAGACCAGAAGAACTCGGAATAAATGAATACGATCTGTTTAATGATCTTCCAGAAAGTAGATTTACAGATAGGTTTGGTTATGATATAGATGTAAACGGTGGCATATTAGCTATTGGCGCTCCCGGTCATGATTTCCAGAACTTTGTTGAAGAAGATCCACGGGTTGGATTGTTCATGAACAAAGCGTTTGGCAACGCATTTGATTACAGAACAAGAACTGTTTACGATCTAGGAACTTCTGGTGTAAGATCAGAACTTCCAAATAGCGGACTCGGAATATTAAACAATGGCGCTGTTTATCTATACTCAGAAGATTATGACTTTATACAAAGAGAGAAATACTGGCATAAGCTAGAGAAGATTTCTCCACAAGGCTATAATTCTCATAAACAAAAAACATATGATTATGTTGATCTGGAATTGATTAGCATATCTGGATCTGAAAATTCTCATTTTGGAGAATCTGTATCTGTTGCAAGGCGAAGAAGAACTGACGCAGATTATACAGTTGCTATTGGTAGCAAAAATCACCCATTCACCGACGAAGATGTTTACAAGCCAGATCATGGCGCTGGTTATACGTATGACTTAATGCTCAGAAGACCACAGCCAGCAACTCGTTCTAGCGAAGCTTATATTTCAGGAAGGCTGTTTGGCCACAGCGGCGTTCAAGAAAATGAAATACTGTTTAATATTTCAAATACTGAAGACGACGCACAGGCCAATACTGCCAGCGGTATAATATTTACTAATCCAAGAGGTGAAATATTTATAGAAGTTTCTGGTCAAGACCCCTCAGAATATGGATTCATACAACACAGACCGTTTATCAAGTCGGTAGACGGTGTTATATTGGCTGGTAAAATACATACTAACGCTCTCAGGCTTGCAGTTGAGGGTAGGCCAGATGAAGCCTCTGGAATAATGAATCTCTATTCAAACGCCGCAGATTCGGCAAATGTGTATAATAAGTTAGGACTATACAATTTTGGAGTGGATGGAATTGTGCAAGAATCTGGCTTGAATTTGGTACTTGAATTAGAATCTGCACCAATTGAAAGTAGCGGCCAATTGTGGCTATTCGCTAGCGGTGTTGGTCAAAATGTTGGCGAAATGAATCTACGTACAAGAGGATATTAATATGGCCGATAATAAAATATTACAGATATTCAAAGAATCCGCTTCAACCAACCCTTGTTATATTAGACCAACCCCACTTATTGGTATCCAGAGAGAGTCTCTTCGTAACTCTATGGGAACTTTTGGTGGTCGGTACACGATCACCCTAACTGGAACAATAATTGACAATGGTGGTACTTATGGCGGCACTAATTCAAACGCTGGAACTTCAAGCTCTGTAGAAGACAAAGACGCAGCTTATACAATTATTTCTAAACAACAGGAGTTAAGAGGTTTATTTTCAGCGCCAGTATTAAGATTTGAAATTAATAATACAGATGGTAGTCAAGTTCCAGACACTAGATTTTACGCCAAGTTACAGTCTTTAAATTTTGAAGATGGCGTCTTCGTCAATACGTGTCGTTACACTGCTACTTTTGAAGCAGACTTCATGATGGATGACGGCGATGGGGTACACGATGGCGACGTTATGGCCGCTTTGATAGAGACTACTGATGATAATAAATCTTTTACTGGTTCAAATATTAGTTCAAGTATAAGTACAATTAGAGAAGGTTTTGGTGGCATTATTTCTGACATGTCGGAATCTTGGTCTATTGAAGTAGACGAATCACTAGGAGTTACTGGTACTAATTATGATGAAATTGTCACACCTAAATCTTATAGGATAACTAGAGATGTTAGCATTACTGGTAGATCGTATTACGAAGATGGTGATGAAGGATTTGTAAAATACGAAGCGTGGAGTGAAGCAAAAAACTTTGCAAGAAAAAGTATACTAACAAATGCTGTTGAAGATTATCCGGGAATGGTAAAATATTCCTCTTTTGCACCAGACGTTATAGGTCTTTCTGATAGTTTTGGTGGATACAACCATTTCAGAGTAGAGAACATAGACAAAACAGCTGGCGTTGTTAACATTACCGACACTTGGTTGATGTGTAGCGGGACAGCTTTTGAAAATTATTCTGCTTCAATATCTAGCTCTAATGACAGTCCATACGTTGGAGTTACATTAAATGGAACTATCAAGGGTGTCTCATCAATTAGCCCCAGTGGAACTTTTTACGGAGGTGATGACGACAGAAATTTAGCAAGACCTTACGAAAACGCACTCAAGAAATATCACGAAGTTTCTAATACAGGCGTATTTGGAATAAATTCTCACCTTTACAGACGAGCTAATAGTATAGTTCAGCCGGGATTAAATCCACAACCTCTTTCAATTGGTTTGTCAGAAGATAAATTTGCCGGTGAAATCACTTACAATATTCAATTTGATAACAGACCTCAAAACGTGGTGACTGAAGCAATATCTGAAGTTATCAGTGTTAATGATACATATCCGGGAGATTTATACGCATTGATACCAGTAATAGGAAGACCAACTGGGCCAGTTCTACAATACATTGGTGGCAGAACAGAATATCGTAGAGATATATCAATAGAATTAGTTTTTGATTACACGGATATAGACTATGGAAATAACACCGGCGCTAACATCAGGAAAAAGCTTATTCTTTCTAAGCCGTCTTTGAACGAACCAACCAGAAGTCAAATTAATGGTCTAGTTAAGGAATTAAGCCCCATGTCTGAACCAGCACTAAGAAAGTGTTTTCTTAATCCACCGACAGAAAATTGGACCCCGAAAGAAGGTAGATATAGCTTGAATTTATCTTGGGTTTATGAATTAGAAGATTCTCGCAATCCTACGCCTTCTAGCTCGACTACCCCTGAGCCAATTACAGGACAAACATAATGGCAAGAAATCCTCCAGATCCAAACTCGTTAAATAAATTCAACAAATATGAAGACATTGATAGGACTAGTACTGGCTATACTGGCCCTAGAGTTATCAACAAGCATGACTTTACTGAAACGCTAAACCAAGAAGAGTATGTAAGCGCAGTATTGTATCCTTCTGGGGAATCACATTTTCAAGAATTTACAAACAAAACATCAGATCCAGCTGTACACATAGACGCATCAACTTGGAAGCATGATACAGATAAATATAGCCTCTTAAATAATGACGCTATTATTTCTCCTTCTGGTGATTCATTTTCTGAGTATATAGAAAGTAATTCTTTTTTAGAGCCAAAGGAATTTTCTTTTCCTTACAGTAATGACGCTTTATCAAATGCAAATGAAACAAGAAAAAATGCTATCACGAAGGGTCTTTACGACACCCCAGCTTTTAATCCTTATATACATTATGCTCCCGGAAGCTTTGGCGTTATTAAAGTAGACTATGCAGAAAACTTTAAAGTAGCTACAAAGTACTTAGATCCATACTCTGATTATTATGTATTTCAAACAAGTATTTCAAGCGGCGCATTTACTCAAGATCCAAATACAGATATTGACGAAGCCCCATCTGATGAAAACGGCAGCAGTGGCGGCGGTGGAGGATTTTAATTATGGATGACGGCGTTCAAACAAATATACCGTATGATTTTTCAACTGGCGGCTTGACTTTTCAAGACCGTGGGTATAAGCAACAAACGTTCTTGGGTGCTTCTATACGTAATTTTACGATGAGTGCTGGGTTTGGCGATGAAAGCTCTACCCTTTCCATAGATTTAGTTGAAGACGAGTACAATACATCCGATGGAACAGGTCAAGGTTCTGGAGTTGATGTGTATCATAATGGTAAGCATGATGAATTTGTCCCTCCTTTTGTTGGTTCCCCAGTGTTTTTTACTTTTGGCAAAGATTATGCAAATGTAGAAGAAGCGTATTTGGGAGTTTATGATTACATTTATGGTAGTGGAACTACGGCTTCTGGAGTGACGATTAAAGATGGAGATTATCAGGGTGCTATTTCTGGAGTTGTTAGAGATCAGTTACAAGACAATGAATATTATGATTTTGAAAAAAGTGGAACAGTTATAGTACAGCAAGACAAAAACATCGGAAGAGGCCATATTACATTTGGTGGCATTTTGCAATCATTTGTTGAAACAAGATCCCCGCAGGGAAACTCTGTTTATTCGGTAAAAGTTTCAGACCCAAGAGAAATACTTAACAGTGTAAATCTCATCTTAAATAATTTTACCGGCTCCATAAACAAGACAGACAATCTTTATAATCTATATGGATTTTTAGAGCATAATGCTAGTGAAAACACCGTGGAAGAGCTTGGTGGAGAAGATGCCAAAAATGTATTAACAAGAACCGTTGCTGCTGACGGCAAAGTGTCGTATGGTGGAACAGATTCATATTTATCAAGCGATGTATCTTATTCTGGATTTCCAATTACTGGAACTGGTTTTTCCAGAAGGTCAGATAGAGGTATCCCGTTTTATAGAGTTGCTCAATCTGTTAATGCGTTAATGGGCGTAAATGCTGAGTATTTACCACAAGAATACAAAGATATGTCATTTGGCGACAAGATCAATTTCAGAGGATTGAAATATCTAGTAGATTTGTCTGGTCTTCCAGCAGTACCAGATTTTTATTCTTTGGATTTTGACAGCATGACTCTTTTAGATTTATGTCTAGAAATGTGTGACATTACTAATACTGATCTATATGTCACATTATTACCAGTTATAAATTATGGAAAATGGTCCGCTTTATACGAAAAAAATAAAACCGCAAAAGAGGAAGATTTAATCACTGGCATTATACACGTTGGTGTAATAGAAAGAAAAGAACAAAGATCCATAGGGGCCATACAGGAATATCTTAAAGACTTAAAGAACCAAGAGATATATGTAAAGAATAGCGATGTTGGTTTTGAATTATCTAATATTACTACTGATAAATTCGTCGTTGGCGCACAAGAAACTACAATGCACTTTTTTACAACTAATTGCGACAAAGACAATATCAACATGGCTAAAAAAAGAGAGTCTGGTAACACTGAGTCAGCGACATCTCTTGGTGATCAATGGCGTTTATCCAATGCTATCACGCAACAGGTAATACCATTTTACGGAACGCTTGGTAACAATCACGTTGCGCCACCCAGAGGCTGGGGTGCTTATCAACAAATTCTTTTAGATTCCACTGGAGTGGATGCTGACGGTGTTGGTAATTATTATGTTGCTACCGAGCTTGAATTAAGATGCGCACTTGCTGGTTATGATAAGTGGGTAGAATTCTTAATGCAATATAATAATGTGTATTTAGAGCCGATGGATGGCGATCAACTGTCTGGAGGTGGCAAATCGCCCACAGATATTAATCTTGGGACAGATGACAATCCAATACCACAAGAGCAAGATAAAGTCTATGGAGTTACTGTTCCAAGGTCTGTTTATAAGCACTATGGCAATAGTGACGAGCAAGGAACCAAAACTTGCAACCCTCCGTTTGGCTGGCCTCTTTATTATAAGAGAGCATTAAACTTAGGAATTCCTCAAGCTGGATTAGTAAATATACAATATTATTGGAATACTCAAATAGCTCCAGATTTACAAAAACTTAAAGACTCTCTTCCTGCTGGAGAAGACCAAACCGAAGAAAAATATATAGCCATTGTGAATCAAACTTGGGATAGTATTAAAAATAAGATTTATGCAGGAGAAGGAAGAGAGTTACTTAGCGAACTCGCTGGCTCTATATTGGAAAAAATAAAAAACGGAGCAAATGTATTCTTAGTGGAAGAAAGAATCGAGAACTCCATCAAAACATCCGCTTCTTTTAGCAAATTCTTCAAAAAGGGAACAAAGAACGCTAAGGTTGTTCATGAATTTCTAAAGAACATTGCTAGTGAATGTTTAGGTAAAAAATACTTAGTTAAGATACCAAGAAATGTCAATTTTTGTTTTGATAAAGAGATATCATACGGAGAGACTGACCAAATATACAAGAATGGGCCGTTTGGCTTCAGGCCGTATCCAAAAACGAGCGAAGCGATAAATAAACACGATAAAGATTTTAAAACATCGTATAAACTACAATGTGATTCTTCAACTTATCCAATCACTTCTTACTTATCATCTGGAGTTTCTTCCGATCAAACAAACTTTTTAGGAGCGCTTGGTTCTAATTACAATCCATTTAGTGACAAATATGAATTCAATTATTATCCAGATACAGAAGGTGGATTTTTTGCAGAAGACATATATAAAGAATTATTGTCTTCAGATCAATCTATTTCCATAAGAACTGGAGGAAGTGACGCTTTGGGTTTTTCAGGACTAGAGAATCAACTAGTTCCTTTAGATTTACCAAAATTTATTAATACAAACAATAGAATTTCTGCATATGTTAGATTTGATCATAGCGAAAACTTGTTCTTCGGATCTATGGATAAAAATGATTTCACTCAAGAAAAAATAGTAGCTGGCGGTAGAGTTCCAGACATCGCTTATGAATTAGATAACATAGACTCTGAGGCTGGTAATTTTCATACTTTCTACGACGCAAACAAACAAGACGAATCTCAGAAAAGCGTAGCGTTTCTTAAATGTAGTATCGATTCAGAATTTTATTATCTTCCAGATCTTGTGCTATACGAAGGCAATGTGTACAACACAGTTTCTGATGGAACTCCTGAGATAAGTCAACCAAAAGAAATATATATTAAAGATTCGGATGCTTATAATGTAGTTTCTACCTATGCAAGAACTCACTTTGCCCCAAGCCTTGATAATCCAAACAAAGTTAGTAAGGGGCAAGATATTTATGAGTTTTCCACAAAAACTCAAACAATAGCAGGAAGCGAAAGAACATATATAAACACAGATTCATATGACAGAGATTTAGATTCTGTATATGTTCTAATAACACTTCCTTCCAGAGTAGAGCCAACTAAAGATTCTCGTTTTAGAGACGGCCCGTATCAGTCATTAAAACCAGAATCAGTAAAACACTTTCTTACAATGGACGTTGTTAAGAATTTTAGCCCATTTGAAACATTGGCTTATTGTATCAAGCCAGCTTCGTTAGATCAACCGATATCTTGCGAAGAAGGAGAGAAAAGCAATGCAGAAGTGACAAAAAATTCTATTAAAATTTTAGAAAAGTTACAATATGCATTCCCGCAACAGATAGATTTTACTGTGCCTTCTCCCGTTGTTCCAGATTTAGTGGCTTTACCTTTAAGGTCTACAGAAAGGTGTTATGGTCCTTGGGGTTCTCAGTGGATCGACACACGAACAGAAGACGAACAAAATAAAGGCGCTCCATTACCGGAAAGATTTATAGAGCTTGGTGGACCAGTAGAGTTTATTAAGGATGAGAATTTTTCTCCTTGGAATTATGCTGGATACAAGGGGTTAAACGAGGCTGGAAAACTTCAAGCTGAGTTTGCAAACAATTTACTTCTATTGTCCGAAAGGGGTGGATTTAGTTATGCAGACGCTCCAAAAAATGTTTATTTAGCAGAAGAATTAAAGTCCAAAGGACCACTTGTAACTAATATAAATGTTAGTATTTCTGACGCTGGCATTAACACTACGGTTCAACTAGATCTTTATACTGTCAGTTTTGGTAAACTTCACAAATACAGGCAGCATAAATTACAACAGACGGCAAGAGAAAAGTTAAAGTTGAGGGATGAGAAAAATGCGCTAATTAGAAAGGGTATGGCTAAAAACCAAAAGAATCAAGACTATCAAACACTTTACAATAAAATAGAAGAAGATGTCAAGAATGCAGAACAAGCAAATAAATATTTACTTAGTAAAAATAATGGTAGCCATCCAACCAGCATAGTTGCCTCTGTGGTAAAAAATAAAACAAAAGGTCACAACTATGACACCAAAGAGTCAACAGATATCTTTAGACAGGGCATAGAAATGTCTGCTCAGTCTCTAAACGATACGGGCTTGATATCAGAAAATTTTAACTCTATTGAAACTGCCAGTGTTTCTTTCTCTAATTCCGCTGGTGGATCTTGGAAAGATATGTATGCACCTATTTCAAACGATCCAAATTATATTAATATGAGCTATAAAAAAGATTCTTTCCATGAAACAAGAAAAGACTTTTACCCCGAAGTTAATATTGCAAACACGACAGAAGACGATTTAACAACCTACGAGGAATAATATGTTTAAAGGATTACTAAATAATACAAATGCTGGATTTCATTCTTACAGCACAGACGATCTGGCTTGCAATAATTTAGGCATTGTTTCATTTTCAAAAGATGCTGTCAATGAATTTTTGTCTGATGAGTCGGTATACAATTTAGCTAAACAGTCCTTTAAATGCACACATTCGTTTGACGCTCAAGACATAAGAGATATACAAAATAAAATCACCGGAAATGAAAGTGAAACAATTTCTTACTATTTTTTGTTTAATCAAGAAACAGGAAGTTATGAGAAAAAAGATTATAACAAAAATTTGACTGAACTTGTTGATGCTCACGATGCGTCTCAGATAGCAGATACTATCAACGCCGCAAATCAAGATAAGTTAAATATCATTAAAGATGTCCAAAAAAGTTTACACGGCTGTATTCATTTTTATCCTTTTGGTAACAGCGGCCCACTTTACAAGCTGCACTTTCAGAATAGGCAAAAGAGAAATAATTCAAGAGATTTGGCAATTAATGGAGATCCTAAAATCTCTGCCATACCAAGAATACCAACTGGAAGAAAATACCACTTCGGACTTACAGAAGAACAAAAAGACAAAGACAATATAGGTTTTTACAAAGTTCAGAATAAAAGCAAATTTAGTATTGATCAAGATGACCAATCGGCAAAAGTTGCTGCCAAATTGAGATTATCATACAATGAAGGTCTTGGGTATTTCGAGTCTGGAACACAAGTAATATTAGCAAGGTTGATACAAGACATTGACCCCGCTCCGATACCACAGATCGATATGAATAATATTGACAATCTTTCTTCTTCTGATCTGTATAATCCCGATTCGTTATATTATACATCTGCTTTTACAACGGGTTTTGCAATACCGATGACAGTTCATAATGGCAATCCGCATACTTTTGGTCCAAATATCATAGATAAGACTTCTTTCAAAAAAGAAAAAATCAGGGTTGTAAATAGGGCGGCTAAATCTTTTAAACAAAACGACGTTGTTCTTTGTATGTTAATAGACAACGAGTGGATACTAATAGACTTCGGAGAACAAACGTTAGAACCTCCGGGACTTAAGTTTGGCAAATGGTCATTCAAAAAGATGATGGTAAATTCTGATTCATTCTTATTAGATGATAATTATTACAAAACTGGAGATGGCGGCGGTTATGAAATCCTTGTTTTTGGAGATGCTTACGCTTCAAGAATGAAAGTTATGTTTTATAGAGATCTCAACAACTTGTTTGCAGATGAAGCGCTATCTATGGACGGAATCAATGATATTAACTTATTAGCAAAGCTTAATGCTTCACCGTCTGTCTCACTTGAAAATGTTAATATAGCAGAAGCAGATTTTCCAGAAAATATAGATGATATACAATTTACTCCAAGTACAAAATATATGGAGACCACCAGCTTTGACATGGTTGGATCTCATATGGGTGGAACAAATCAGCTTGGAAATATTATAGGCAGAAACAATAGAGTTATACCAAACGGTTCAGAAGCTCCATCTGTCGCAGAAGTTATGTCGGAAATAGGTCTTTGGTGGGGGCCATTATTTCCAGAGGGTTTTGCCTCAAGTAGAACTTTGGCGATTAATGACAAAAACATAGATGTGCAATACAATGGACTCACAAGCTTTTTCGGTAGTGATCCCAGTTTAAATATTACAAGCTCAGATTATGATCAAAGTACTACTGGGGGTATGTTTGATGATGATTTTGATTTTAATTTTTATCAACTTCCAGCAGATATAGCCTTAAACGCATCTCCATTCGGCGTTAATGGTTCACCAATAGAAAGTCTTAGGATTTTATCTGATATTGAATCCACGACCGACAATTTCGCAATTGCGTATAACCAATATAGATATTCTAATGAGAGATATTCTTGGATTAGTGTAGCTGGAGACGGCTCTTCGTTTTACGATCTTGAGCCGGTAACAAAAAATAAATTACAAATCATTCCACTTTCTTGGGCTATGGTTGAAAATAGCGGTGATGCATTTTCTGTTTTAGATAGTGGCATAAATAAATACGATCAAATATTTGGCGCAATGAAAGACAGAGAGGGGCTAATCGTTCCAGATGGATACACATCTCCAATACCTTGGGACCAGCAAGTTCAACAAAAACCAAGATCAATGCCGCTTGGCGTACCTGTTGGATCTCCGTTTGACATAGACGAAGATCCTAGAGGCGAAGCGTATGAAGGCTCTAATTTACTAGGAATTACAGCTGGTAAAAATACTATCAAGGTTGGCGGTGGTGCATCTGTCCAGTTTGATGCTAATTACAATCTCGGCTTACCTAAATTTACTAGCGTTACTGGAGGCCAAGTTAGTCCAATTAGTATATTGCCAATTGGTGGAGGTTTTGCTTTTGGTGGAGGCAGTAACGCGATACGTACATATGGTTTTCCACAGTGGGGAAGCCAAAGCACCATTTTACCAGATGTTTGGGGTGGTAGTACGCTTCGCGCCAAGATATATGACCACTGGCCAGACGAAGACACTATTTATGATGTTAGATATTTCCAGCCTTTACATTTTACATCTGGTAAGCTAGCAACTTTTGCGGAATCTTCATTAATAGACGAAGGGGTGAAAGCCGACATAGATGATTGGATACCTTCTAGCCAATCAACGTCTAGTCTTGTTGCAATAAAATATGAAAGGACAGTAGATACAATAAGTTATGATGTAGATTTTAGAGTTCCCACTTTTGGAAATCCTCTTGAGCCAGATTTAGACAATCAGATAGTTTCAGTTGGTCAACTTATAAATAGCAGAGGTGTTGCTAGTGGGCCAAGCGATGAGGAAACCTTGGCAATCTTAAGGCCATATGAGGAATGGAGGGTTAATACGGTGTGCAGAGGCATGATGGTTAATGAAAACTTTGGCTTTAGGCACTTGCGTCGTGTTATTGGTATCAATTCGTCTAATTATACAATTATTGAGGGTGGTACAAATTTTGTCAGCGAAGCAGAATTTAAAAATCTTGGCAAAGCAAACTCTGTAAAAATAAAAATTACAGAAGCAGAGGCTGGATCTATTAAATCATTTGAGGTAATAGAGCAGGGCGAAGGATATTTACCGTCAGATTTCTCGATTTCTTTTGCTGATCCACAAAATCCAGAAAATACGCTGTATGGCGCTCCAATTAGGATAAATGATGCAGTTATATTATTCCATACTGGGATTGTGTATGACAAACTGTATGAGACAAATTATCCAAAAAAGCATGGCGAAGTAAACTGTTTACCAAAATCAAATGGTGAAGACGGCGTTTTGTATGGCAGCAAGTCTACAACCATAGGAATCACCAATCCAAATGCCAGCAATTTATATGATTTATTCCTATTTTACGCCAATGACGTTGGACACGTAGATTTGGTCCCGCTGTCACAAACAGCTGGATACACACAATACGTAGATTTAGACATAGGTGCTGGCTAATTTCGTGTATATATTACTAGAACTCTTTCAATTTACAAGGAGAATATGATGCCTTCAATTAAATTTTATGCTAACGTGAAGCCACAGAGTGGCGATGTTAGTGACACATCAAACCTTATAGATCACGCTGCTGGATCTGGCATTGGTTTTTACGGGAACGGTTTTAGAGTTTCTGTTCCTGTTGGATCTCAGCAAAATCAGACATATGTAACCAATGATGTTGGTACTGCTCAGGGTGTACAGCTTAATAACACCGCTGTTAGCATTCTTGGAGATGCTGAAACTGAGGGTACTGTGGCAATCAACGGTGGAACACCGACTAATCTAAGCAGTTTACCAAATATGTCATGCCCACTAAACATCAGATTTGAGCATGAAACCACTGCTGTTAGAGTTCAAAACTGCAAACTTCGTATTTTTAATCGCCAGAACATAGACGAACACGCCGTAGATGTTGTGACAAGTGTTTACGAAGCTAGACATCCAAACAATAATCAGACTATTTCACAGCTAGCACACAGAGCGTATCCAGATGACAATAAATGGTTTGAATTTGACCCATCCAACGCTATGGAAGACATGGAATTAACACCTTCCCCCGGCGATGGTGGCACAAACAGTTTATCAGAAGCTGAGTCATCATTTGGTGCTAGTTCTTATGATGGCGCTTCTCATCAATCTCAAACACATGATTGGTATTTAGCTTTAAGCTCTGAACCCGTTACTATTGGTAGCAAAACAGAGTACGGCTTATACGTAACAATGGAATATTTAGAATAGTAGTAAATTGAAAGAAAAAGGGGGCATTTCTGCCCCCTGTCTTTTTTATTCCATACTCTTCGTCTTTGAGTTCCACTTTTGCCAGCCACCATCTGGTAGCCAAGTGTCACCATCCTTACGCTTGGGAAATAGCCCACCACCCTTTTTGTGTGAACCAAAGGCAAGCTTTGCCCCACAGGAACCACACTTAACTTCATGGTATTGGTTGTCGTCTACTGTGCGGACAACCCACCTTGGATCATCAGCCTGACACTTTCCGCAGGTAGTTTCCTCAAAGACTTCTTGAAATCTATTTAGTTCTGAAAATAGATCTCTTTGTGATTCACCTTCTAGTTCTACCTGTAGTCTGCCATTCTTACTTGTATATAAAAGCTTCATTATGATCTCCACTCTTCGTTATAGCCAATAATACTTTCTGGGATTGAACCCTTGTCGCGTTGATATTCATTAAGACGATCAATGATATCGCTGGCGACCTTCTTAGAAACCTTGCGGTTTTGATCGACATCAAACACTTCCTTAAATAGCTTTCCTCCGTCAATATTTAGCTGCTTGCACTTAATATCAATAAAGTTATATTGTGCATCGCTCATCCTACCCTGATCGTCATAATCCCCAGATGTGCTTTCTTTCTGCTTGGAAATATCACGAACAATCTTTGCTGTGTCTTTTTTAGTTAGTTCTTCTGCTGCGACACCCTTAATCTTTAGCACTTTTCGCAACGCTCTAGCTTCTGCCCTAGTGCTAGCGATGGCGACAGCAAATGCGCAAAATGTGTCATCTGTATTACCTTCCCAAGAGTCTGCCACTTCTGCACACTTAATTCCGTTTGCAAATTCTACTGTAAATATGACAGTTGCGCGACCGTGATGATCGTCTCGTTCTGTTGGTTTGACCCAAGTTGGACCACTAAAGGCGATTGGCCCTAGAACAAGCTCTGCGACTCTCCTAAGCCCGTTTACTAAAGGGTGGCCATTCATTAGCTCATCCTCCGCAAACAGCGTCATAGCGTAATCGTGCCACTCTGGAGACAACATGGAGGGGGCATCATCTAGAATTACATTTTTAACCGACGTATCTGTATTTGATGGTGTACTCAATTCTTCAACTCCTTGGAAAAGGTCTTGTTCATCTGACTCTACAAACATAATAGTTCCTTTCATACTTCAATTTCAATGTACCTCTTGGACTCTTCTGGGAATTTTGACTCAATATCACGCAATATTCCTAAAATCTTATTCTTAAGATCTTCTTTAGTAGCCAAGGCTAGAGAGTCCTTGACATGCTTGACTCTCAATATAACGAAACCCTTGCTCAAAATCAAGCCCGTTTTGTCCTGATCCGCTTTAATTTGTTTGTGCAGTCTTTCTTCGCCCCAAATTGGCAGAAAATGAGATGGCCCGTCTACTTCTATTATAGTCTTCAGGTTGGGTAAATACAAATCTACCTCAAGGTAACGGTTTGGGAGGATGTTTTTTTGATGAATCAAAACGGTATAGCCAGATGCAGATAGCTCATATTCTATATATCTTTCTAGTTTCGATCCATTTTTACTAGCATCTCTGATTGCCTTCATTCCACTATGTTTCATTGCTTCTTTGTCTTCTATTGACATATTGTTCCAACGCTGTCTAGCCATATTGACATATTTCTGATATGTATTTTCGTCTAGATTATCCCATCTCTTTTTTAGGCTAGAACTTATTTTTAGTTTTTCTTCTTTGCTTCTTTTCTTACCCTCTGTTGGAATTTTTGCTGCTCCAGACTTTAGTGCGTTTTTCTGCGCTTGGCTTTTGTCCTTCAGTGAAACCCCATGTTTAATCAAGACTCTCCTAATTTTATTTGGATAAGTCTTAAACAGTTCGGCTATTTCGTATGTGCTTTTATTTTGTTTTGTATACAGCTTGACTACTTCTGTTTCATTCATTGCAGCACCTTTATGATACCTTTATAGTTATATGAAATTCCCTTTGGTTCAGAATTTGTTAATCTTTTAAATTCTCTGTAAGACTCGTCGTTGTTACATATAACATTTACTTTTTTCATTGTAAGTAGATGTATTGGCTGTATCTTTTCTAATCCGTAGTAGTAATATATATTTGTATTGTTTACTATACTAGAAGCTTTTGCGCAAGCGGCTTGACTTGACACAACTAAACTCCCTTCAAAAGACCACATATCACAAGAGTTATATGTTGCACACGGTATATTGAATCTACAGGGTGCAGCATTGTCAAAAAATACCGCCGCATCTTTTATTGCCTCAGATTGAAGTCCAGCGTAAATTTCTTCGCACAACCCCTTAACAACTTCGTCGTCAGACAAATGATTTAAATAAAATCCTACGTTCATTGATCCACCTTGTTGAATAAGTTTTGATTTATTGGTAACTGTGACATTATAGTTTTAAGTCTGTTCTTTGGCATATGTTTTTCTTTGACGATGTTTTTTACTCTATCAAAATCTACGCTTTTATTATTTATGTTTAATACTTGTCCAAACATTTTTTCGCTTATGTCATCAATAGATTTATCATCAGATGTGTAATAAACCTCACCGCCGTAATATATAGCATCGAAGAACGACTGATTAAACTGACTTAGATTTTTAAAAATTATGCGTTTGTAATTATTATACATACTTCCCATACTTTTCTCTTCTAAGCAAATGTCTGCATTATCAGCTATGTTAGATATATGATGATAGCATCCGTTTTTTTCTTTTATGTCTGAATTACTCTTCACAAAGTAACCAGTATCAATGTTGCTGTATTCAAATTTTAATTGTTTCAAGTTAGGGTCTACACATTGATTAACCTTGATGGTCTTTAGTTTTCTGCTGTTTAATTTTCCTTCATGCATAAGAAATAGTTTTTGCTCTTTTTCTACATGGTGTTCTAGTTGGATTATAGATTCGGGAGTTACCCCATATGTTGACAAAACAATTATCAACTTGTCTTTTTGTTTATTATCATCAAGGTAAGAGGCTAGTTCAAAATTAATAGCGCCAACATGAGATATAAATATATCAGGATTTGTGTCATCAAAAATATCATATGTGCTAATATTTTTATTCGGCCAATAATACACATTCGCGTCTTGCATCTTCTTTAGCTCATGATAGAGATATAGACACTGAGTATCTTCTTTTGTTACAAAATTATCTATTAAAATATTCATTCTATGTTCCTCTTGGCTTGTTGATTTTCCATATCTCATTGCTATGATTGACAACCGTGAACTTGATTTTATTCATACCTATAATCGCGTTTAAAGCTTCAAATATAAACTTTCGCTTGAAGGTGTCGTTGTATAATATTTTATTCAAGCTGCTAACAGCTTGCATATCTCCCAAGTATGATATTTCTGACCAGCTATGTTTGGCCCCAAAGCAAAAGAATTCTGCACACTTATGTTCATTAATATTTATTCCTATGTCAAAGTCTTTTGACTGACCTTCTGTAACATATGCTATATTGTCCTCTTTGTTCTTAAGCTTTAATATCTTGTAGTTAAAAAAAAGATTACCATCAATAATGAACACCTTGCCATTCGTTGTGTTGTTTAGAGATAGTCTTAAAGATTCACAGGAGCTAGTATCCTGATAGTTTGTATTTTCTATTATTCTTATGTTGTGCTTACTATATTTTGATTTTATGTACTTAGTAACCTTGTTTGACTCAAATCCAACACACAGAATAATCTCGTAGTTTTTGTATGTTTTGGTGATCGCCTCTATCTGATAATCAATAAGTTTCTTATTTTTTATTTCTATTAACGGAACTGGTCCGTAAGACTTCATTCTGTAAATAGGAGAGTCAGCAATGATAATGAAGGTTGTAAATTCTTCATTAATAGCTTTTCTTCTATTCTTTATTTCAGTTGTTCTTATTTTCTGTTTCTTTTTCTTGGTCGCTGGATTTGGCATATTTTTTTATTTCATCCATATTTTTGTCAAATAACATCTCACCATTATTGTATGAAACCAAATGATATAGCAAACAAGATGTATACTCAAGCCCTTTAAATTCTAAATGAGTTGGTTTTGTTTTAACCTTGCAGTATTCGTCATTGAAATCTCCAAGATTAAGATTAACAGCTTTAGGATTATCAATGAGAGTAAAGTAAGAATATTTTTTGTTTGACAATACCTTGTGTTTTACATATGAGCTATAAGGACTGATCGTTGCTTCGCACCCAAGCCTCTTTCTTAATTTTAGCAAATCCTTCTGCTTTGACGGTGGGCCAATTATGTGGAACGAAAACTTGTCTTTATATCTATACTCTATATTTATTCTTTTTAGAGATATACTATCAAGAGCAAAGCCATCAATAATTACGAAGAAGTCAAAAGATATCTCAGACATTAATTTAGATATATCTTTTTGTCCACCATTCCACTCTTTGTGTCTTAATAAATTACACAGACCATCAAGAACATAAAAATTTCCATTTTCGTTATAAGCTTCTATTAAATCATATTCTTTAAGTTTGTCAAATTCGCATCCAGTTTGCGTATTCTCTTCGTACAGAGCAAAGACACAATCTTGGCAACTTGTATTAATTTTTTTGCCGTGTTGCTGATACTTCATAATTTAGACCCTGTATGCTTGAGTTTATTATTGTTAATCCACACAACTTTAGTTCATTAATAATTCTGTCTAATGACCACAATTGTTTTTGGTTCGTAGCATATTCAGAAAATTGTTCTTCATTTATCGTTCTTGTTGTCAGTGCTTGACATAATAGATTAATATCTTTTCCAATTACTGATATAACTCCGTCTTTTCTTATCTTTGTATAGATTTCTTTCAGTATATCTTTATCTTTTATTTGATCGATACATTCGTCTATCACAAAATACTCACAAGCATTTCTTGGAATATTTATAAGCTGGACACAAGATTGCACAATTGGCAGAACCTTGAAGCCGTCTATAGTTTTATCTAACTTTTCTGTAATTAAAATTTTCATTTAAACCTCGCGTATATATGTTGTTCTAAAAGCTCTGACCAATATTTTTTAAATTCTGGATTGCTTGGTTCTATGTTTTTGGCCCAACCGAATGGAACTGGATCTCCATCTTTTATCGCCCCTATGTCGTCTACCTGTATTGTTGGTATATTAAGACCATCTGAAATGCTTTGTACTATTTTTGGTTCATATTTGTGACAAGGCACTATGAAAGCTGCATAGTTTATACATTTTTTTATTTCACCAATTGGTAGTATGTAATGATTCTCTGGTCTATTTATTTCTTGATTCCATTCTTCTCCAATATTAACTCTATAAACTTCATACCCAAGGTCACATAGAGCTAAATCAAAATCTTCCCCATGAGGCATTATTAAGATTGGTATCTTTGTATCTGCATACAGTGAGAATATATTCTTTGTTTGCGTGTTACTCATTAATTTTCTCCAACATTAGATTTCCAATATTTTCAAGACTGAATTTTTCTGCTGCAATTTTGCCAGACTCTCTGTTAATTTTTGTTCTATTCTCGTAATAGAATCTCATAGCATTTTTAATATCAGATTCGCTTGGGTGAAACCATTCCTCAAGTCCGGTATTTATGTCTTTAAACGCTGCGTTTGAACTATCGCACACATCGTACACTCCGTCAACAAGATACCCAGTGTCTTTGTTGTGTTGGTCTATAAAATCTTTAGGGCCACCATCGTTGCTACATATCGGAGTGTTTCCGTAACACATAGCTTCAAAAGATGGCATTGAAAATCCTTCCCCGTGAGAAGGTAGAATAAAACAATCGCACGACTTATGAAGATTAATCATGTCTTCATTGCTCAAATAATCGCACATTACAATTTCATTTTTGTAAGAGTTCATGTCTGGATATATTCTAAGCCGCTGTTTTATGTTGTTAATTTTTTCTGCTATGACGTTTCTTGTTACGTTCGCCGGAACGTTTATCTGATTAAGTTTTAATACTAGCTCTACTGGCTCATAAGATTTGAATTCGCTATGAAAACATTTAATGATAGATTCTAAATTCTTTCTGTCGTTTAGGTCAGAAATAGTGTAAAATTTAAAGTGGCCCTTAGTGCCATTGTTCATTTCTACTGTTTTTTCCGTGTTATATTTTTTTACATCAAAACAGTGCGGTATTACTTTGACATTCTTTAGGCCATCTTTGTCAAGATTGGTTTTATTTGTTTGACATGCAACCCAAACACTATCTGCCAAACTCAAAGAATAGAACCAAGGTAAATGCTTGATGGTGCTTATTTCGCCGTCATAGTAAGCAATATTCTTGAACATACTAGTACCAACAAAGTGATGTGGCAAAACATGCTGTACACACACATCTATATCTTTTATTGGTTTGCTAAGACATTCAATGACCTTCTCGTTTGTTAATTTATTGGAGTTGGTCAGTTGAATATTTCTACAGATAACATTTTGCCCAACTGTATTTAGTGCTAAAACATTATTAATTGCTGCATGTGACCAGCCGCTTCCTTCTTTAAAATGACCTATGTAAAGTATATTCATTTTTTACACACCTCAATTCTTCTTTGCTCCCAAGCGTTGTGTCGATTACAAAGGTTGACAAAATGATCATAAGCTTTGTCAAAATCAAATGGTGTTCTTGAATTTTTACCATCAAAAGCGGCAGAGCTTTCATTGAAATACATACCACCAGTGGCAGACGTTGTGGTTTGATACATTAAGTCTCTTGTTAAACGAGCTTCCATAAAACTATTAACTTTAGACGGATCACATAAAACTTCCAATATTAACCATCTTGCTAAACTTTCTTGAGGCATTTGGTTTGGATCTATGCTTTCTTTTGGTTTTGGTTTTCTATATCTAGGTGGAGAATACCAAGTTATATTTTCGTCCAATACCTCTGCTGAGTCAAAGTAATCCTCCCAAACTTTTCCGCTTTGACTCCACTGAAAGTGCTTCTCAAAATTTTTCCTCATTTCAAAACCAAGTTTTTTTCTTATTGGTTCTGGTTTACTAAAGAATTCTATTAGCTCTTCAGTTGTTAGATCATTATCTGGAACAGCCCTGTAGCAACCAGTTTCTAATTCTTTATACATAGCCTTTGGTTTTAGTGGGATTCCCCCGAGTTGTCGAATCACAGACTCCATAGCTGAATAGTCTGTTGACATAACTGGAACTCCACATGCGGCGGCTTCTACCTGTGGCAAGCCAAACCCTTCAGAATTTGCGTACTGAATATATATATCAAACATATTGATAATTTCTGAAAGCTGTTCGTATGAAGCTCCAAGCTTGACGTTAGAAACCATAGCTCCAAACTGACCAGTAAATGGCGATTGAGTTACTGCACCCCTGAATAGAGATGAAAAAGCTTTCTGTGTATGAGGACACATATATGTAAACATAACGTGCGCAGAAATACCGTGCTGATTCATTAGTTCTGGTATGTCCCAGCCCATATCTGGATAGCTTGTGTGGCAATACAATAAATAATTGTTAGGGTCTTCTACGGAATCTAGAAATTGCCTGAATGTTTTGAACAAGTCTGGGTATAATTTTCTTCTTTGGTTTCTCATAACTGTTCCAATTATCTTTTTGCCAGTTGGAACGCCGTATGCTTTTTTTATTTCATCTTTATTTGGTAATATTTGATATGCTTCGTGCGCTGAAGGTGGAGAAGAACCTAAATAATTAATACTACCACCGCTTTGTTTTTTCAAGACTTCTCCAGCCCAATCAGAATAACTCAAACACGCATCTGCTGATTGGTAAGTTGACATCCATTGCCTAGCTTGTGGATATGCATCTACAGTTGGCATGATACACCATTTGAAAAAATCTCTAAACACAGATCTTTCCTGATGCTCCATCATCCAAAAGTCTCTAATATCACACACAATATCTGGCTTAAAATCTAAACAAACTTCATCGAAAGCAAATTCACCAAACTGATTCGTTGGAGTTGAGTTATATCTATTGTGAACATCTTGTGGAGACGACGGATGCGGCATTACGCCGTAATATTTCCAAGGTATATTTGCAGCCCTCTCGTCACCAGAATGTCCATAACTACCAAGTTCTGCTATTTCATACTTGCCAGTGCCATGTAAATAATTTAATATTTCTCTGGTATATGTAGCATAGCCAGTGTTAAGAAAAGTAGACTCACTGCAAAATAGTATTCTTTTCTTTCTCATTTTAGTCCTCAAATTCTGGATGACATAGATCAAATTCATTTATCCTGAAGACAATTTGATCATCATCTTTAGAAACATTTTTTGCTGTGGCGTTAAATGTAATCTTTGTACCCTTTGTTGCAAATCTTTCAAGTATTTCAGCACCAGTATGCCAAGCTTCGCATTGCAAATATGTTGGTATTCTACTCTTTTCTCCAGTACTTTTTGTCTTTCTGTAATTATATACCACGACTATTAAGTTAGCAACAGCAACGCCGTTGACTAACTCTACTACGGGGTTTTCAACAAGATATCCATTAAAACAACAATTATTCATATCATCTCCTATCTTAGTATATTAGCTTGTACAGTCGCACAAGACAACTTAAATTTCGTGAATTTTTTCAACAATTAAGGATGTGTCCTTTTTCTCTACTTTTCCGCAAAATATCAGATTATTTCCCTCGTACAATATATACTTGTATTTCTCCTTTACGCTTGGGAAAATAATAACACTATCAAGTATACATGTGTCATCTTCTATTGTTAAGAATGACATCATCTTGCCTTTAGAGTCGCCCTTTTTAATCTTGTAATCAGATATTCTTTGTATATTTGCAACAACGCAAATGTCGTTACCGTGTTTACCGTTAATTATCTCTTTGCAAGTAGTGTTTGCTGAAGAAGTGTCTGCTGTTTCTATTTTGGAAATGGTTATTGGGCATCCCAAGAACTTGGTTTCTTGATCAATAATCCAGCTAGCTTCATCTTCAAGGTCGTATGGAGGCTCAATTAACAGTTGGATTTCATTTTCTATTATCTGTTTTCTTTCTTGCTTAGTTGTTCCACCGCCCTCCTTTTTTGTTGGAGCTAAATCTTGAAGTGCGGACACAAGATCTTCCCACTTCTTTGTTTCGTAATGATTGATAAGCCACTTCTGCTCTGCGCTTGTCAAAGTTCTGTATATATCGTAATCATAAAGAGCCTTGTTTCTTGAAACAGACCCCTTAAAATCTCTAAAGAATCCAATGGAAGATAAAGCTTTAAATGCAACTGAGTTAATTTTCGGAGCAAAGAACAGAAGTATTTCTAACCAAGTAAACTCTGTCATTTTCTTGTTTAATTCTTCTTCAACTTCTTTTACTGCATCTGTAACTTTATTTCCAGTTTTACCAGTAAGTGATTTAATGTCCTTGATTCCAAAGTAAATCTTGTCACCTCTGGCAATAAACTTTTCGCTATAGTTTGCTAAACTTGGTGTTCTTGCCTTAATGTCAAACAGTTTTGCTTCTGAAATTAATTCGTACACTTCTTGATGAGGATCTTGTTTTTCGTTGGCGTAATAAAGATATGACAAAAAGAATTCTTCTGGATTGTGAGCCTTTTGATACGCACTCCAATAAGAGCATACTGCGTATGAAATACTGTGAGATTTGTTAAATGCATATCTAGACGAAGCTTGAATCCACCCAAAGATTTCTTCTGCTTCTTCTTTTGTAACAAGTTTAGCTTTTTTAGCTCCAGCTATGAATTTCTTTTTAACCTTGGCCATAAGGTCGGCTTTCTTTTTACCAATGGCTTTACGAAGCTCGTCTGCCTCTTGTAGATTAAAGCCAGCAATCTTTTGGGCAATACGCATAGATTGTTCTTGGTAGACAAGGACGCCATATGTTGGTGCTAATATTTCTTCTAGCGATTCGTGTAAATATGTAACGTCCTCACGACCGTGTTTGCGGTCAATGAAGTGCTGAGTCATAGATTTACCATCCACGTATGCCTTTAGGCATCCGGGGCGAATAATGGCAATCAACGCAGACAGTTCTTCAATACTGTTTGGCGCAAGTTTCTTTGACCAAGATTTACCAAGATTACTTTCTAGCTGAAATATACCCTTAGTTTTACCTTCTGCAAATAATGCCCAAGTCTTCTTATCGTTGTAGTTCATTTCAACCTTCCAAATACTTCAATGCGCTTAATAGCAACTCCTTATCATCATTAAAACAACCTATTGCCCTGTTACATTTATGGCACAGCCACCCCCTAAATTCTTTTGTTGAATGACAGTGATCCAAAGCCCAAGGCCCATTCTTACTATTTCCTTCGCCAGCGCACTCCTTCCCAGACCTTTGACATATTGGGCAAACGTGGTCTTCGTCTGGTGGTGGATTCTCATCCCTTAGACGCTTACGTTCTTTGCTTAAAATGTTGTTACATTTCTTACATTCTGGTCTAAGATAATTGCTAGCGCTGTGGAAACTGAATTCAGAAACTGGTAAATCAAGTCCACATTTGTTACATACCTTGGTTTCTTCTTGTTCTTCTATCGCGGAAATTACTTCGTCTTCGCAATACAGATTAAACATAAGTTGATTATTTGACATACAATCCTCCGTTTGCAAACGCCTTGTCAAATTCAATATTCTGATATACTGCTCGATGAGTCTTGAGCATCTTTATGAAGATATTAGCAGTGTCCTTGACATCTTGCAAGGCGTCGTGTGCATTTTCTCCGCTAAGACCCATACGTTCACGTAATGAATCCATGCTGATAGATTTAAAGCTAGGATCACCCTCGGTCCACATAAAGATGTTGTCCATCAAATCTACTTTATATACCTTACTAAACAATTTCTGTTGTGATCTTGATTTATCCCACGGTCCAAACTGTTCGCACATCCTGTTAATAATTGGCATATCAAAACCGATGATATTATAACCAACTGGGATTGGTGCAAAGAAAGGTTCACCCTTCCAGTTGTATTGATCAACAAATTTACAAAACTTAGTCCATACAGACTTAAGTGACGGTGCTTGTGCTAAAGCCTCTCTGGTCTTTCCAGTGACCCTCAGTGCGCCTTCTTCTATTGGATCTACCCCAGTAGCAATAGCTTCGTCGTCGTCCAGTATGGGCTTTATTTCGCTATTAAAAGTTCCTTTTAGCGATAAGTTTCTACCATCCAGAGCAACAGCAGCAATTTGTGTTGGCTGAGTCTTGTGAGGATTACGAGATCCAGTTTCAAAGTCAAATACAATATAGTCTCTATTTGCCATTAGTTAATTCCTTTATTTTCATAAGTTTGTCTAGGAGATTAATACCTAGAACGTCAAATTTTACATGACCTAGCGCTTCTAGATCTGCCATTTCCAATCCAGCGATCTTTTCAGTTGATCCTTTCTGTTTTACCATAGGACACACGGTGTGAAGCGGTTCTTTAGAAATCACAACACCAGCAGCATGTTTGCCCTGTGTTTTAAAAGTTCCTTCAATATCTATAGCTTGTTGGAAATATTGTGCATAATCACCTTCTAGTTTTCCATTTTCCAGAATGTGACAAAAATCTCTCAACTCGTCAGCACGATTCAATAACGACCAACGAATAATAGACCTATCTTCATCGTCCATATCTGCCAGTTGATCTGAAATGTCAGCTTCGTTTGGAATACTCTTTGTTATAGCATTCATCTCGCTAAAAGAACAAGCATCGTTTACCCGAAGAACTTCTTTTATTGCGCTTCTACCTTGAAGTCTACCAAACGTAATCATTTGGCTAACGTGATCTTTGCCGTATTTATCTTTTAGATAGTCAATAACACCATCCCGTTTCTTTCCGGGAACGTCCATGTCAATATCTGGCAACGATATATTACCACCAGTATTTCTACCAGCGTTATAAAATCTTTCGAATAGTAAATCATATTCTACTGGATCAATTTGAGTAATGCCAATTAGGTATGATATCAAGCACCCAGCAGCAGATCCTCGTCCCGGTCCACTCATCCATCCAGACTCATTAACGTATCTAATTATATCTTGAACAATCAAGAAGTAGCCGAATAGATTAGCATCCTTAATGACTTGTAGTTCTGTATTAAATCTATCTAGATATTTCTGCTTGTCTTCTGGCTTTTTCACCTTACCAGTATCAATAAGGTGTTTTTTCCAACCTTCTCTAGCCAGAACTTTCAGGTATTCTTCTTCTGATAAGCCGTTTGGGCAGTCAAACTTTGGCAGCATTGGGCCACTAAGTATATCATAATCTTCACAGACTTCATAGATATGTTGCAATTCTTTTGTTATTGAGACAGGTTGTATGCATTTGTCATCATGTGTAAAGTATTGCGAAACGGCCCCGTCCAGTTCGTTCTTGCGAAGCTGTTTCTGTATTTTGGGCAGCGTGGTTTTTAATGCTGAACATAACAACACCCTATGTAAGCCAGCCTGATTAGAGTCAACATAGTAGCTTGGCTTAACGTCTTTACTTATGGCCGTAAGATTATCTCTCGACATAATCTCTTGACAGAATTTTGTATTAACATTTCCATCTTCATCTAGAGATGACACCATTTCTATTAAGTCAAACCAGCCATTTTTATTTCTAGCAAAAACTGTAGTGTTATCAAAGGAGCAGCCAAGGATTGGCTTAACACCAACCTTCTTGCAAGCCTGAAAAAAAGATACGCAACCAGAGATAGATTTGTAATCTGCAATACCACATGCTGGATAATCATTATCAGCACAGATCTTAGCAAGTTCAGATGGTTTTGAGAATCCTTTAAGCAAACTGTAATGTGTAAAATTATGCAATGGATACCAGTTCAAAGTATTTCCTTTCAAATTAATTCTTCAAAATGTGTTACGTATTCACCAATACTTTCTATCCAATAGTCATTATACTGATTTTTTTTATGCCATGCAGCGCTTGGAACATGAATTCCACCCTCTGCTCCTATGTTTTGAGATCTTGCAATTACTGGTCTAATCTCATATCTACCATTTCTAATTTTATTAGTGTGACAATCCCAGCTTTCGTATTGTTTTTGAGAAATTTTATCCAATAATTCTTTCTTAAAACCACCCTGCCACCTGTTAGACCAAGTTGCCCAGCCCCAAGGGATAAACCAGCAATGTCTTTTTACTAAATTTGTTTGATCTTTGTCTTCTATTTGTGATCTTTCGTAAGATGAAACAGTAAATACATCATCGTCTTTGTAATAAGTTTGGTTACACCAATCAAAATAATTCAGAGCATCTTTTCCTAGTAATACGTCGTCTTCAACGTGTATATTGAAGCTGCTGTGTAATTTATCAAATGCATAGCTCAATGATTGAAATATATTCCGACTACACCCTAATCTTATTTTATTAACAAACACATTTATGTTTTTGAATTTTTTTGAATAATCAACTGCTATATTAATTACTTCTTGTCTAACTGGTTCGATAAAAATAGAAACATCATAATCTTCAACTCCATGGCAGCTGAAAAGATATTCAAGTGTTCTTCTGGTATAATCTGGCCTATTATATAAGGATATAGTTATTGTTTTTTCCATAAAACCCAGCACCCATCTCTTTGTTCAATTTTATCTTTACCTATAACTTCATTTACGGCTTGAATTACACCAGACCAAGTTGGATGATAATCGTGTCCAGCCATTATTCCATTTTTCTTTATTTTTGGCATCCAATGTAATATATCTTCTTTTACGGCTTCGTATGAATGGTTAGCATCTATAAAAACTATATCTAAACTACAGTCTTCAAATGTTTTTGATGCTTCTATAGAATTTTTTCTAATTGGATGAATAACATGTTTTACTGGTTCAATGTTAGATAGAAAAAGATTGTATAGGGAATTTGTTTTTACATATTTATCAGATTGATGTTCATCTGAACCCAGCCAAGTATCAACGCAATAGAAGTCTATTTTTTTCTTTGAATTAATAATCTCTACAGCCATGTAGGCGGCACTTTTTCCCTTCCAACATCCTACCTCCACTATTTTTGAGTTGTCGGCAGCGATTTTAACAAAATCAGTATATAGTTTAGGATAACTAAACCAATTTTCACCAAAGTTATTATTTTGAAATATGTGATTCATTTATTAAATACTTTCTGTTAATGTCCAGAATTTCCACTTTGTTATAGTTATTGATTTGAAATTTGCGTAAAAATTTTTTAACATAGGAGTCGCCAAGCAAGAATGATGACTCATATGAAAATATTGTAACCCTATCTTCTAGTGAATTAAATATTTCTTTTAGCAATAAGACGCCTCGCTCATGCTCTAACTTGGCTTTTTCTTTGTCTAGCTGGTGTATCTTATTTTTACTTATCAGTGAGCAATAAAAATCTCTAGTGCAAATTATTATATTATCAAATGACGATGCATATTCTAAAGAAATAAAATTTTCTCTTTGCCAATGTGGCAAACTTCTATGTACTACCTTGTACTGATTATTTTCAATTGGGGCATTTCCGTCCCAACGTATTAATGGTTTATCAATAATATTCAAATTTAATGCTAGCAAATTTGAAACAAATTTTGTGCAAGAGCTTTCCAAGCCTACAACTAGAAATGTTTTCATTTAGTTTATAGTGGCCTTTTTTTTGGCTCTTTCGTGCTTGGTCTTGGGTTATCTGTCAGTGGGCGTTTTATTGGCTCCGTTTTGCTCATTTAAATAATCCTTTATCAATGGATACAATTTACTTACAGCTAATCTGCTAGCGGCGTTGTCAGATGGATAATGTACACCCTGTAGTATTCTACCAAGTCCACAATAGTTTGACAACTCAAAAAAGTCTTCTTTGTATTCTGGATATTTCTCAGACGCAATGTGCGCGGCAAGTTCAGAATACATAGTATGCCCACTTGGATAAGATGGAGTTTGATGAGTATCCGTGTACAAGATATCTATATCTAGATTGTAATATGGGGCTACTTGTTCTGGTCTAGCTCTATTGAAATAATATTTTAGTGCATAGATATATTGTTCTAGCACATTATAGTAATCAATAAAAGTTATGTGTGGAAATGGCAAATTTTTTGCTTGAAGAAAGTTTTCAAATAGTTCAAGCGGTTCGTTATCTACTATATAGATTAGGTCTAATTCTTTTCTCGTCCTAGATTCAGTCATTTCAGAGATTAGCTCTAATTCTTTTCTTGTTTTCTGACTGCTATTTTTTGGGGGTTCAGGTAAAATGGTTTTGATATCTATATCCAAGATAGATAATTCATCGTCGTATGAAACTTTATTTTCAAGGTATGAAACCTTGTCAATATCTTTTTTACCTATAATAGCATCTACTCTATTTATTAAGCTCATTTTCTCTCTCTACAAAATCTTTTTCTAGTCTATGAACAAGTTTGCTTCCAGCGTGACGATAGAAGCATGGTAAAAATCCATGTATACATAGATATAAACCGGCTTTAATGCACCCCAACCCATGACCCACTGCGAACCGCCAATGTTCACAGTAGGTCATCTTATTTTCTGTTAAGTGTTCTTTCCCTTTTTTTACCAAGCTCGACATGACCAGTACCTTGCTTTCCATCGCGGTCCGGGGTTATCGCAATTATGTCTGGCACGAAAGCTCTTTCTTCTTTCTGGAATATTTTTCTTGATCTTCATATTCGGATCACCAAAGTTTACCTTTACTACGTTACCTTTATCATTCTTAACGTAGACGCTAAACTTCTTTGGACCCTTTGGCGTTCTAAATGGTTTGCCAAGCTGTACTTTTCTACCCTGATATTCTGCTGCATAACCCTTGTGAGCTTCTACGAAGTCATAAATATTCTGAATATAAATCTCTGATTTAGAAATCATATCCTTTGTCCAATCTTCAAATTCTACACCTTCTAGCATACTCGCTATTTCAGAAAGTTGCTCATTCATCTTCATTAATTGTTCTCTCTGCATCTGACCTTCTTCATATTCAGATACCGTTTTCTCCCAAAGGGATTGTGCCTTTTTCCAAGCTTCTGGGTCTGGACGATCTGGATCGCCCTTCTTTGCTGGCTTATAGTTTTTACCTTCTCGTTCTTTTTTCTTTCTAATGTTTTCCCAAAGTCCCGGCTTGGCAACAGAAATATCCCATTCCTCTGTTTCTTCACCAAAGTCTTCATATTCTGCTTCTGTTGGGCAATAAAAGTTGTTTTCATTTAACTCTTCTTCTGATCCATACTCTTCAAAGTAAAACTTAAAATCAGTTTGTCCAATTACGTCTAGCCCCTCGCTTGCTTTACTTAAGCAAACAGCAACTCTTTGTTTGTTGTCTTTGTATTCTTCTTGCATTTTGTTGTCAGACATACATCTTGACAAAAAGGCTTTTCTATCTTCGCCGTCTTTTCGCGATGGAATGGGCATCAGTATCTCCTTTGTTATAGGTTTGTTTGCTGTTTAGCACCTTCGAAAATTTTATCTATTACTGTTGGTGGCAGTCTATTGCTGAACCACGAATATATTTGTTTTACCATTTCGTGTTCTGGATCTTTGTGTAGCTCTAGCCATCCAACAAAATAATTCCACACTCTATCCTCTAAGGCCAGTGGGTATTTTACACCGTTTGGTCTTTCAAATCTATGTATCCACTTAAACGATGGTAGACACAAAGATCTTCCTCCGTTGATCCTAAATTTTTCATGTATATAACCTTCTTCTCCACCAAAACCTTTAAAGGCTTCGTTAAACCCAAGCCAGTTTTTGGTTTCGCAAGAAAATGTTCCAAGTCCCATCATTGGTATGTCAAAAGGTTCTCCCTTTTCACACTTTTCCTTGTCCGTTCCCCACTGCCCATACATATCACCACCCCAAGTTGGCTTAAAATGCGTTGCGTATTCAGTGAGATTATCATAAATCATTGGTCCTTGAACTAAATTTTTACAGTCTGGGTTCTTTGAATAATATTCTAACAGAGAATCTATAGCATTTGGTAGAAATAAAACATGGCAATCCATTGATATGGTATATTTACCGTTTGCATTTTTGAATATTTCATTTCTTACCGCTGTACTTTTCTTGTTGGTGAATGGTACGTACCTTATATTAGGAACCCAATTTTTAAAAGAATTAAGAGATTTACCATGTTGGCCCTGTGGGTTGTTATCAACAACAACAATTTCCACTTCATTAGATTTGCATATTTCATGATATAGCCTCAACGCTTGTACCGAAAAGTACACACCGTCGAAATCATCATATGTTGCCATTCCTATTGTTAATAATTTTTCCATTTTTTTACCCCGGAGCCTCGTAAAATCCTATATCAAAACCTTTACTTGTGCAATGTTTTATTGTATCATCCATACCATTCGTTTTAAGGTGCTTCTCTATATACATACACATATTTTCGTCTGTTCCCGGCCAGTTGTTTTTGCAAAAATGGCATAATTTTGTGCATTTCCAGTTACTTCTGTCGCTTGAAATGGGTCTGGGGGCATTATTTTGCTGTATTTCTTGAAACCTGTCCTTCAACATATCAAGGAATTTTCGCTGGTCCGACTTGTCAAAACACATGCTAAATGGGCCACCATCTTTAATGAAGAAGATGCTCATAATTGCCTGTTTGTATTCTGGAAAAAGCTTGGAAATTGCATAGTTGTACAATAACAGCTGTGGATCAGAACATAGCTTTTCGTATGTCTTTTCTTCGCCAGTTGCCCAATCTAATCTTCTCCCTGTCTTCCAGTCGATTACTTCTATTGTGTCTTTATCTATCGTTGTTACAAGGTCAATAGTTCCCTTAATTGCCAACTGTCCCTTGATAGTCTTTCCGTCTGGCATCTTATACTCAAATTTGGCCCAATCTTCTTCAATTGGTATATCAAAATGAGGCTCTGGTGCTAGGATGTCTCGCTTCCTTGGATCAAATTGTCCTTGGTTATATTCTAGAGTTTTCCATATTAGATTATGACACATATGTTTATCTGACATGTCCCAAGAGTGAACCGATGTGCTTGTGTAAAACTTGAAGCTTTCATCAAGCAGCCTAGAAACAAGATCTTCAGAATGTAGTTCACTTCTAAGACACGATACTTCTTTTAGGGCATCGTCTTTTATTTTTAGCTTTTTGGTACGTGCGCTAGCGTCTTGGTCCGCTTTCTTTAGTCCAGCCAAACATTCCATGACTTTATGAACAATAGTCCCAAGTTCTGCTTTTTTGCCACTTACAGACCTATGCCCAAGAACATAAGTGATAAAGTATTGCATCTGGCAATATGCGTAGTTGTTGTAAGACGATGATCTGATATAAGTAATTAACATGTTATCTCCATAGCCATTTCAATGAATCTAAACTTGTGAGCATATCAGATAATTCCGAAGAATCATTGTATATGATGTGATCAAAGTTATCCCAGTTGTACACATTTTGATCTAGCGAAGTTTCACAATTATGATCTGACTTGTAAACGTCTCTTGTTAGTCTAACGACAGTTCCTCCAGCGCGATGTATTGCGTCAACCTCGTTTGGAAATCTAACGTCTGGTATCAGTGCTATTTTTGGCTGTTGTTTGTCAATAGATTTAATTGTACAATCAACCCAAACTGTATCTTTTATTTTACGCATGACATCAGTGCCAAAATATTGTAGAAATTCTCTTGCCGTCATATCATATTCTGTGTCGGCATTTTTATCAGCATCTGTTCCATATACTTGTTTTGGTGTTAGGTCAAAAAGATCGACGCATATCTTCTTTAAGTAGTCTGCAAAATGGTATATCTTCACATAGGGCCAAAGCTGAGTTTCTGCATATGAAATAAATTCTTCGTCATGTCTAAGTACGTTAAATACTCCCCACCCAACATGACCAGAAGAATCTGATGTTTTTATTTCTAGCTCGCCATTGTTATTGATAACGAAATCCTGTATCATTTCCTGAGACTTCAATATATCACCAATAATATAATTAGCGACTGTGTTTTTGCCAGACTGTTTCCTTCCAGATATTCCAATAATTTTTACCATCAGTACATTCCTCTCAGGTTGCTCAAGATAGTCTCTTTAATTTGATTGATAGTCATATCCCCCACATCGTTCTTAATTAATTTAGGGAAAATTGTTGTATACATTCTACCAAGCTGTCTTTTGATTTTTACTTTTGCTTCTCTTCCTGCCTGATCGTTGTCAAGTAATACCACAACGTGTGTTATTCCCATCTTGTTTAATTTGTATTCTTGTTTTTCTGATAGCGTTTTACCAAATAGACCAACAGCATTTATTACTCCAGATTCATACATCTTCCACACATCGCCCTGACCCTCTGTTATGAACAGTGTAGAAGTTTCTCTTGCTTTCTGTATGGCCCTGTGGTAATTGTAGAAATAAGATGTTTTATCAAAACCTTTTGGATATATCAAATACTTCGGGGTTCTATATGATTTTATGGATCTTGCGGTTGCTCCAATGATACTAGATCCATCGTCATTATAAATAGGAATAATAGATCTTTCGTTTAGCGTACCTTTATTATAGTAGTCTCCAACCCCAAAGTGCAAAAGTGTGCTGTCTAAAAAACCTCTTGACAAAAAATATTGTGATGGTATGTCATAAGATACTAAATCTACTTCTTTACTATTATCTGTGTATGACTTCCTCTTAAGCATATCTATAGTATTAGATAGTTCACACTCAACCTCTACTTTAGGTTTTGCAACATAAGATCTATCACATTTATAGTTGCTTGTAATCCACTGCAAGGCTTCTGAAAAGTTTACTTCTGATCCACGCTGATTTGACAGTGCGCCCCTAATTAAGCCAAATATGTCATTGTTGTAATGTTCCTGACATTCTTTTGTCCAGCATTTCCATATTTTTTTGTCGGCAGAATAAGAGAATGCTCTTGGGTTGTCACTGCCCTCATGCACGGGACAGACGCAGTAAATGTTATCACCAAAACATTCACAGTTCATTCCAAGCTTTTTAAATACATCTAAGTGGTTGTCACTCAGAGTCTGTTTCAATTTCTTCAAGTCCATCTTTACTCAACTTACTTAATGCGTCAGTATCTATTAAACCAGTATCACCAGTTGGATTATTCTTTAATTCATTTCTTGTTGCTATTTCTAATAATTTTGCGTGTGATCCATTCATTTGCATATTGATGTAGTCACCGTCATCCATCCCAGCGCCATGCCTAGAAACGATTGGAACTAACTTTCTGTTTCCAGACTTTGGCCCGTCTTCTGCTAGTTCCTCTGGAGACTTAGCTTTGAATATACTAAACGATGTACATAGCCATATTAATCTATCAGAACCGCTGACAGAAGCAGTGCTTTCTTGTGTTATTCCATCACGATTCAATTGCACGAAGGATAGACAAGGTATGTCTAGCTTAACGCATAAATTATGAAGAGAGGTAATCTGAAATCCCAACGCCTGATATTCTTGGATATTGTTTGTAATAGATGACGATGACATCAACTTTAAATAATCGTAGATGATCAAACATTCATTTGTTTTACCTGTTTCGTCTGTCTTGACTTCTTGAGTCACCCATCGTCGGATTAGATTCAATATTTGTTCAAATGGCTTACCTGCAACACTAGCATAGCTGTACGGGATTGAAGACAATTGCTTCATTGCCGTTGTTACTTTGTCATCTTTTTGTGAATCGTCAGCAAATTTACCAGTTGCTACTTCATTGATAGGAACTCCACTAATATTAGCTATTAATCTATTGAGATGATCTTCCTTTGACATCTCGGTGTCTAGAACTAATACGGGAATTCCAATTGATGATACGTTAAGGGCAACGTTGTCAGCAAATACTGACTTGCCAACTTTTGGTCTTGCTGAAACAAGATCAACGCATTTACGTCGCAAACCACCACCAATGGCTTCATCGTATCTCTTGAATCCCGTGGGTATACCAATGATATCACACTTATTCTGCTTGAGGAATTCAACATGATCTTCTACTCCAAGTCCAATTTTTTCTGGGTGTTCTGTTCCGCTGTCTTCCCTGAGAAAGTCTGTGACGGGATTTTCTAATATATTGATAATCTCATCTATTGTTTCCGTTCCATTTATTTCGTCTACCTTCTTGTGGATTTTGGTAGTTAACTTTTTGATATTACGGGCAAACTCAAACTTCTTTAACTGGGCAGCAAACTTTAACGTGTTACTTTCATCAACTGGAAATTCGTATAAAGAAGAGATATACTTGAGTTCTTGTGGTGTGTTTATGGTTTCTATAACATCTAGCTGCTCCGCTGCTGCCAACAGAGAGGCCACATCTGGAGACTGATCATTCTTAAGTGCGTGATCTATACACTTGAAGATAATCTTGTTATTGGTATTAACAAAAGAATTTTCTGTAATGATATCAGACACAGAAACGTAGGCATCTATGCCGTATTGGCATAGTGCTGCAAGTATGGCTCTTTCAGATCCTACATCTACAAGCTTTTCTTTCATTATTTACCTACACATCTCTCGCACCTGTAATATTCACCATAAACTAAAGATGAATTAACTTTATCCTTTTTGCCACAGGCGCTACAAACAACATCTTTTTTAGCTGGAGGCTTTCTATTCCTTGGTGTTCTTGTTACGCTTGGCGTTTCTATATGCCTGTCTTCACCAGTGTCTGACCAAGTGTTTTTTCTTGCTTGAACTGGTATTCTCTTGTTAGTTGATTTAATGCTGTTGCTGGTATTCATGGTAAAGTCTTCGTTTATGTTTGATTTTGCTGCTTGAGGCTTTTCGTTAACAGCTTCTTTTTGCGTTGGGGTTGGCGTCTCAACAGTGTCTAGGTGACTTGTGAGTATACTTAGAAGTTGTCCTCTTTCTTCAACACTTAGTGTTTCAACAAAAGCTTTTAGGTTCATAGTCTCTTTCCTTTTTCTGTTAGTATGTCTGCTTTGCGCTTGAGTTCATAAACTTTTCCATCAAGCTCTTGTATTCTAGCACAGGCTATTTGTTTGTACCCATCTATAGCGTTAGCGTATTCATTATCTACTACGATAAGTTGCATCTTGGCTTCATGTTTAGTATATGGGCCAAACCTTTCGTTGTTTCTTGCCACCATTTTTTGAAGCTGATCGTTGCATAAGTCGTATACAACCTTTTGCCTGTTGATTTGATCTTGAATGTAAGAGGCGTAGCTGTATAGCAAAAACGCTACATCGAAAAGTTCTTGCTGATTTAATTCATTCATCTTGCTTTGAGACATATTAGCGTAAAGCAAAAACTCTTCACGAAAACTAGCAAACTTAGTATTTGTTTCGTTCGTGAATTCATCCAGCTTTGCAACAAAATCTTCAATAGTTTCTTTAGCTGTTTTCAATTTGTTCTCTCCACTGTTCATCTGTATCTGAATATTTCAACTCAATCAAATCAATCTTGTTCAACTTGCACCATTCTATTTTATCCTCATCCTTGGCTTTTGCCAACACAAAATCTGCTTTTGTCTTATGAAAGAATGGAGTAAATTCATAATGTTGTTGCCCATGAACTTCTATAGCTAGCATTATCTGTGGAATATAAAAATCTAAATACAGAACTCCCTTT